ATATGTCTTGCAGAAATGATGGCGTCCTGCAAATAAACGGGCATTGTCGCCCTCAAACCATCATCACATATGCTGTGCAGTTTCTGAATAAGGAATGTTTTCATCATTACGTTGCTACCGAGTGATTTGAGTATAAATCGTAGCCAACCTTATTCAGCATTGTCATTCTCTGTGAGAGTGTCCTGCTCCTTCTCACATCATTCGGGTGCTACCCGACCTCTTTCAGCAAGCCGACTCGAACGACCATTTCATGCTATAACGCATGCGTGCTTTCCCATTACACTATACTGAACCTTGATACTCATAGCGTCCCATGAGCCTTCTGCGCATTCCTGCGGAATAAGTGATTGAACAGGCTCTCTTCTTATTCCATGCACATATACTCCCGACAAGGATCTGCACCTTGTATGATTACATACTATCCTTTAGCTCAGATAATTTCGGACACGCAATCTTACCTTGTAAGCGTCTACCTATTCCGCCACGGGAGTAATCTTATGCCTGTCTTTCCAAGCTGTCAACCTAGTTGCCATCGCTTCCTTGGAGCATACTTCCTAGGATTTTCTACTCCTAACAATGGCTTTTCCTTTGGAGGGGGACTGGCAACTCCATCTTGACGGAACGACAGGATTTGAACCTATAACATCAGATATGTACACATTTACATCTGATGCTTTACCAATTAAGCTACGTTCCGTGGTCGCTTTAAGGTCAGCGAACCGCACATCTCGCATGTTTGGCCTGTTATTTTCGCCGTCTGTTTTTCTGAAAGCTGTGTACTTTAGTTTTCTTACTTCGCAGGCGTTATGCTACTTAACACTGGGTGCGCGATTATTTGCTCTCCACCCCGTATCGGAACGGCAGGACTCGAACCTGCGACACAAATTCCTCTAGCCAACTGAGTTACGTTCCGAATATATAATAAATTCACGATATTGCCGAACTGATTTATTCCAATAGCTATTCAAAGAAGTAAGCCCGACTAGCTGTGAATCATTATCAAATCCAATACCGCTTTACACGGCATATTTCACCGAATCTGTTTTCGACATTGATAAACTCGCTTTTTACTTCGATTCCTCTTTCCTTGATCTCAAATATCCTTGCTCCAAGTCTCATGCAACCAAGATCACGAGCGGCATCAAGAGAAGTTATTCCGCCATGCTCTTTCATGTACTCTACAATTCTATCTGCCTGTATCGGTTTTTTGTTCTTCATAGATCGTCCTCATCATCATTGTACACTATTTTTTTACCAGTTGCAATAATCCAAACCAATTTCGGTATAATAAACAAAACTGAAATTAAAACGAATATAGGAATAACTTCAAAGATTCCTATCAGAACAATTATAAATCCTATCACGACAAGAAAATCATTCATCTTTTACCTCTAGCATTCTTATGTTGTTTATGTGCTCCAATAACTGTTTCGGAATCTGTTTTTCCTGAGCTTCTCTTTTTGATAACTCGTTGTAAATATCTCGGAAGTTTGCTCTGTCCGCCATAATGTTTTCACTGTGGCAGAGTCTTGTATATCCGAGTCGTTCTACAGTCTGCCTAGTAACGCCTGTAAGCTCTTCTAAGCCGTCCTCAGCCCTGTGATAGCCGTATTCCCGTATATTAAGTAAAACGTCCTGCCATGCCTCGCTCCAGTCCTTCTGGTCGCCGTCAAACACGCTGATAGCATTTTCCCTGATGTCTGCAATCGTTGGAGCCCATTTATTAAGGGCTACCCACTTATTAACAACCGCCATGCAGACTTTATAAGGAATATCCTGTAACTGAAGATACCACAGCTCCATCGCCTGCTGATTCGGCAGGAGATTCTGATTCGGATAATACGTCTTTATCGCCATAGCGATCTTGCTGAATTCCTGCTTATTCACTTGATTTCACCCCATCCAAATGACCAAACCTCACCGTCTTTCGTTCTCATAACGTCAATCGCCTTGTCGTTATGCTCATATGATGCTTCGTTGTAAATAGAAGCCTGACCGTCTTTTACAGTCATTGACAGCCTTCCGCCTTTCGGGCTGTATTCCTTTGCGATTCTCTCGGCTTCCTCGAGAAGATTCATTAACTTTCTTTCTACTTCCTGTCTTGTCCGCTTGTCCTTTGTCATTTTCGATTCCTTTCCGCCCGTCAAGCCGTTAGCTCAGCTCTGTCTTGTTATCTTGTAACTTTACATCTTGTTAAGATTGTCTGCTTCTCGTCTCTGTACTCTGTGTGTTCTTTGATTGTTCCCTTTAAGCTGATCTCATCTCCTTCCTCAAGCTCTGCGCAACCCTTCGGGCTTGTTGTCTTCCAGATAAGAAGATTTCCTTTTTCATCTCTGAAAGAAACGATGTAAACTGTTTCCATTCCGTATCCTGCGAAGGAATGTCTCTCGTACCAAGCTGTGTGATCGAATCTTGCCTTGATGTTGAGCTTTTCTCCGACCTCTCCAACGTAGGTGCTGATTGCCTTCTTGGCAGCTTCCTCGGCTTCTCTTGCTTTCTTCTCTTCCTCAGCCGCTTTTCTCTTTGCCTCGATCTCTGCGTTACGAGCTTCGATTTCTGCCTGCCTCTTAGCTTCTTTATAGGCTCTGCGAGCATCGAGCTTTGCCTGATATTCGGGAGTTCTTTCAATCCACTTGGACTCTACTTTTCCTGCTCCGTGACACTTGTAGCAAACTGCGTTGTCAACGTGAGAAGGAACAAGCTGTCCGTTATGTACGCCTATTGCATACCAACCTCTGCCGCCACATCTATCGCAATTAACGATTCCTACATAGTGCTTAGAGTTATTTCTATCAACCTTTACAAGAGTCTTTTCGTAAATCTTCATTTCGATTGCCTTCCTTTCAACAGTTGATTTATCTTCCTTACAATTAGAGTATACACCTATCGAAAGAAAAAGTAAAGTGTTTTTTTGAAATTTTTTTAATTTTTTTCGCTGATCTCTAAATACTTATCTAGATACCATTTTGCCTTTCGCAAATCTTCCTCTCCGTTCTTCTTATTGAACCTGCAAATGTACTTGATCACGTTACCGATGCAATAGCCTTCTGTTCCATGTTCTCCGAGGACTTCTCTGATAACGTCAAAAACTTCCATACCATTTCCAAGATCGTAATGGCTCGGATTATTAACTGGATCATGTCTCGATTCTTTTTTCATTTTATATACTACATATTCATTGATCTCAGTCATTGTAATTCACCGCCTCCCGTCCACATTCTGGACAGTACTTCGTCTTGCTGTCCACATGATATCCGCATTTCTTGCAGATGTATGGAGAGTATGAGCCTATCCATGTGGTGGTTTTATCTTTGTGTTCGCATCCAAAGCAATCAAACTCTTGGCATTCCTTACACGCTTCACTCATCGCTTTTCCTTTCCGCCCTGCTGCAATAATCTTCCTTCCCACGGATAAGGTACAAACCTTTTCCCCTTGTTTCGCAATGTGCCGTAACGGAAGTGTAATACTTGCAGTCCTTGCACCTAACAACTGGAACTGCATCAATGGTCGGCTGTAATGCTATGATTTGTTTGATAATATTCGCAACCATTGCCTGCGCTATCTTTCCGTTCTTTCTTTGTTTCGGTATCAGCCCTTCTATTAAATCTTTAATCAGTGCATCCGCATCAATCAGTCTCATTCGCTTCTCCTTTCTTCCCACTCTCTATCCGTCCCAATTACTCCATGATTGATAATACTTCTAATCATCCAGTCATATCCGCAAAATCCTTTTGATTTCCGATCAAGTTTTTTCGCCTCTGCACAACTAACTCGTGTTGTAGTGACACAAGCTGTCCATCCGTCATCCCAACGATAAAAAAATGATTTGTTCCAATATTCTTTCGGAACATCACACTCTCTGCGAGTCCTTACGAATAGTTGTCCTTCTTGTGACCATTTACCATCCCACGAGCCTTTATTCGGCATCGAAAGTTCAAACGCTATCATCGCTTCTCCTTTTTGCATCACCACAATACCAATCTGCTACCACTTCTCTTCCATCGCAGTACAGCTTGTGGAAGATTGTGTCATCTTGTCGGTACTTGCAGTCCTTACACCTCACTATCTTGTGATATTCCTCGCCTTTTACAATGACCTTGTTTATGTCGCCTTCAAATTCAACGATGGTCGGAGAATTTACAACAACACATCTACTTACTATTTCTTCATACGGGATTCTTTTTAATATTGCATCCGCATCAATCAATCTCATGTTTTGGTTCTCCTATTCCACATTTCGCTTGCTTCCTTTAATGTTTTTGCTTTGCTTCCGTCAATCTGCATCGGTTCTATCAGCGCACACGTCTTATCGTCATGCCATATATTAAACGCTTTGTTCCATGACGAATATGTAACACTTACTTTTCCACCGCAGAATGGACAAGGCTTTAATTTACTCATCGCTTCTCCTTTCCGCTCTACCTAGCGAACCATATCCACAGAAAAAATCTTCTCCTCCCATCAAGCCGAACGGGCAGTGCCATGTCATGTTCTCAATGTATCTGTGCTTGCAGTCCTTACACCTCACCACTTCCAC